GCTAGCGCCAAATGCAGTCGAAGCTGTCGAGGATCCTGTGGTAGTTGGAAATCCTGTAGTAGTTGGTGCACCAAACGCACTTGTTCCTGATGTGGGTATAGTAGTTGCCACTGGTGCACTTGCTGAACTACCAAATACATTTTGTGTGTTATATAAACTAGCATCACTACCGGTATAACTCGGTAATCCAGCAAACGGGTTAGTGATATTCATCTGATCAGCTGTTACATTTATCGATGTTGGATCTTTAATGCTACCCAAAATCTGTGATATTTGATCTTTATATACAGGGTTGTCTAGATCATTTAAATCAACCCCAGCATCAACTAGTTTTTGATTTACTCCTGTAGCATTAGCTAGTTTATTTTTTTGTAGACTTTGTACCAATCCAGTTGGACTACCAAAATTCTTTGCACTTATACCATTGAACATAGTACCGGTACTTTCTATGGCTTTACCAGCACCTGGCAGACTACCAAGAACATTTGTGAAGCCTCGATCCGACATACTGCCTAGATCTTTGATGCCTGTACCAAAATCACTATATGAACTGTTTGATAAGAAATTTGATGTATTAATTAAATTATGAGATGTTTCAATGTGGCCTTGTACTTGTCCAACTATAGAACCAAATCCAGCCTGATCAGCAGGACTAAAAATATTATTTTGTAATGTAGTTAAATTTGTTAAAGCCGATTGTGCTGCGGCATAATTTGGATCTGACGGAGATACACTAGCTAAAGCAGCTTTGGCCTGAGTGACAGCAGGTGATATAGTTAGGGCTTCTCCCTTTTTCATACCAACCATAGCAGTAATGGTGGCGGGGCTAAAGCTAGTAGCTGGTTCTCCTACAGCATTATACTGTCCTTCACTAATGACAGTTACTGCTTTGGATAACCCTGCTACTCCTGTACCACCTTCAGTGGTTGATGGTGCTATATCTGCGCCAATGGTCATGCTATATTCCTATGTTATAATACCGCCTGGACTAACTGGTTCAATACCAGTAGTAGTTTTAATGTAATGATTTTCTATATCTTTTATTGTAGGACTATGCATCATCACATGGCGTTTATCTAATGTTATACTCTTATTTACGTCACTAGTAAACAAACTTTGTATCAGTCCTAGACCTTGTTGACTAGGCATGACTGTTGTTGGTTTATTGATAACAAAACTATCGTGTGTTTCTTCCACGATTTTAGCAACAAGCTCATCACCATTGACTATTTTAAAACTTACTACTGTATCTTTAGCATATCCTGATTTTTCAAGCATTGATTTCCCCTAGTTTATTGAATAATTCTTCATCTGATAATTTCACTAATCCTTGATAACCACCTTCTACAAACAGTTCGTCGCCTTTGTAGATCTGAGGTGCTGTGCGGTGTCCCTGACCAATCAACCACTCACGTGCATCTTGATCTTCATCAATCTTAATTTCTTTGTATGCGATATTTTTTGTTTTTAATAGATGCTTGGCCTTATCGCAGAAAGGACAATAATTTTTACTATATACTGTTAACATTTCTTTTCCTCTAAACTTCAAATACTATTCTTATATTTCCATTAAACCAATCGTCAATGTCAATGGTGTTGTTGTCGAATACTAGATCAAGTACTAGTACCTGATAATCAATTTGAGTAAGTTCTTTAGTTAGATAATTTTTATAATCTTCTAAAGTCAATTTTTTAGTAAGATCAAATAATTTGTAATACTCATGTGGCTCGGTGTATTCTAATAATCTTTTTAAATTTAATGTTGCAAACCCTCTACCACCTTTTTTAATTATCTTTCCAAAATTATTAATCCGAGTTCTAACATCAACCAATGATATATAATGTAAAGAATTTACTGCAAATGCACAGTCAAATTCATCAGTATGTTTCGAAACAAAATCATCATCAAACCATTCCTGTATATCGGCAGATATAGATTTATCGAATCCGATAATATTTGGTAGATATTTTTTAAAAATATTTTCCCCACAACCAACATCGGCTATTACCTGTGGATTTTTTTCAATTAAGAATCCTAAATAATAACAAACAGAAAATAAAAATATCGATGATGTATCGATCTGATTCCTTACTGTATTATGATTACCAGCATAAGGTACACGAATATCTATTTTATCTGAAAAAAGATATGTATAATCTTTTCTAAGTTGTGTAAACCAGTCAGAATAATAAAACTGCTTTAAAAATTCATGTTTGTTATAGTGCTGGTAGTTCATCATAGTCCATGTTTTCGCCCATGACTCCGATTACATAGTTAGTACTTTCATTTTCTTGTAAGGCTGTCTGTTTCTTGCTAGTATCGCTGTGCTTGTTAAACCAAGGTATAGGTGTGGTCTTAGGTGCTGATTCTTGATACTTGATACCAATTTCTTTAAGTGCGCCTACTGCTGTATAGTCTACAAATTCTTTTAGGATGGTTGCATTAAGTCCAATCACCGGACCCATTTTAAACAAATAGTCAGCCCAGGATTTTTCTTCGCCAATAACATCAAGATACATTTGATAAACTTCAGCTTCACATTCTGCTTTGATATCTGCAAAGCGTGGATCTTCTTTAACCACCTGATTGATCAAGAAAGCCGTCCACTCTTTATGTAGTAACTCGTCTTGTAGGATTAGGCTGATGATATTACCGTTGCCAATAAAGATCTTATTCTCTACCATGGCAAGGCTTGTGGCAAATGATACCATAAAGCGAAATGCTTCTAAGCCATAACTGGCATGTAGAGCAAGCCATATGGCCTTGATGTGATCACGTTCATCTATCTTATTGCCCATTTCTTTACGGCAGTTGATCACATGTAACTTATCGTAATAGTTGCCAATGGTACTGGCCATGCCCACGATTTCTTCAGTGTCGTGGATTGTATTAAACACATCTTTAGGCACGTTATAGATATTACGGATGATGTGGCTGTAGCTCTTACTGTGGATGTTAGTTTCAAAGAAACTCCAATTACTGATAAGTGCTTCTAGTTCTGGAATGCTCACTACTGGCCCAAACACCTGATTAGGCGCACGACCTTGCAAACTATCTAATGCAGTTTGTCTTAATAGATTACTAGTAAAAATATGTTTAACTGAATCACTAGCATCTTTAAAATCTTGACTGTCTTTAGTCAAGCTGACTTCTTCTGGTTGCCAAAAGAATCCACGTGCTGTAGTTTCAAAGTTAGCAATTTTATTATATTTTACTTCTTCAAAACGTTGGATGGTCACAGGACCAGCCGGGTCAAGAAACATCTTACGTTGTAGATAGTTTGTTTTAGTACTTAAATTATATTGTTCTTTACTCATAGTTTACATGCCTCGCAATCTTCGTCATTTTCATCTGGTTGTGCAGCCAATGTTGGCGCAATTTCTGCATCTGCTTTTGCACCTTGTTTGTTGATCAAGCTGTAGTAGAATGTCTTGATACCCCAAGCATGTGCCTGCATTAAGTTCTTAGCAATCAGTGTGCTCGGTACTTTACGATCTGCCCAATGTGCTGGATTGTAGAAAGTGTTTGTACTAATACTTTGATCTACATAGGCAGCAAGGACCGCCGCAGTTTTTAAATAACCATCGCAGTCAGTTTGTTCCCACATCAATTGATATTTGTTTTTTAATTTATTATACTCTGGAACTACTTGAATAAACGAGCCTGCTTTTGATTCTTTAACACTGATCAAACTCATTGGCATCTCAATACCGTTGGTTGAGTTAATGACAACACTTGAACTTTCAACAGGGGCGATAGCCATTAATGTAGCATTGCGCACACCATATGATCTCATATCACTACGTAATTGTTCCCAATCTAATTCGCGTGTTGGGGTAAAGTCAGCAAGTTTGTTTACACCTTTAGCACGATTCTCCCAAGGGAAATATCCTTTGCCATATCTGGTGTGTTCACTATGTAAGCAAGATCCACGTTCTTTAGCCAGCTCAACCGTTGCCTCTGTTAAGTAAAATGCCTGATGTTCCATCCATGTCTTGACTTCTTGCAGTGCGTCTTTCTCGCCCTAGCGTAGATTCTTTTTAGCATGCCAGTAAGCCAAATTGGTAATGCCAATACCTAGAGGTTGTATTTCATCGTTACTTAATTTGCTTTGTATGCTTAAGAAGTCTTGATAATCTAAGATGTTACATAAGCTACGTTGTAAAATTCTGCAAGCACGTCGCATGTCTTCTGGATTGCGGAAAGCACCCCAATTGATACTACCTAGTGTACACAGGGCAATGCGACCAGAGGCGTCATCTAAGCGTTTGAAACTCTTAGTGGGTAGTAGGATTTCGCAACAGAGATTACTTTGATAAATTGTGTGATATTCTGGATCAAAAGGACCTTGTTTCATTACGTTGTCAATGAACACAAGATAGATACGACCAGTATCTGTACGTTCTTTTAAGATACCACCTTTGAATACTTCCTCAGCACTTAGAACTTTCTTACGTAGGCCTTTTTGCTTTTCATACTTAACGTATAATTCTTCAAATAACTTTGTATTTTTATAGAACGCTTCATATAGGTCAGGTACTTCGTTAGGATCAAAGAATGTGATATTTTCTTTATTCTTGAAACGACGCCAGAACATAGCGTTAAGCACAACACCATAGTCCATGTGACGCACACGTGTTTCTTCTGTGCCTTGGTTGTTCTTTAATACGATCAAATCATCAAACTGATGATGCCATATGGGATAGAACACTGTAGCTGATGCATTACGTATTCCACCTTGGCTACATGAACGTAAATCGCCAAACCATTTCTTAAGAAAGGGGATCATACCTGTGTGCATGATTTCCCCGCCTCGTATAGGACTACCCAAGGGGCGCAAACGACCTATCTCTAGACCAATACCAGCACGCTTACTTGCGTACTTGGCCATCATCTCTCCTGATGCAAAGATACTATCTAAGTCATCATCACTTTTAATCAGCACGCAACTGCTGAATTGTTTTGTAGGGGTACCCAAACCAGCGAGTACTGGGGTGGCGAGCGTGAACAATCCGTCACTGGCGCAGGTATAGTAATCTTTAATGTATTTTAGTCTTTGACTGGGATTCTCTTTGTGAAACACAGTAGCGGCAGCTACCATGTAGCGAACCTGTGGGGTTTCATAAATTTGTTTTGTTGAACGATTTTTAACTAGATATTTTTCAATCAGTTGTTCAATAGCAGCATAACTGTATTCTTCATCTTTAGCATGATCGATGATCTCTTCCATCTTGTTCCACTCATCTTCTGAGTACCATTCAAGAAGTTCTGCTGTGTATAGGCCTGTGGCTACATTTGTTTTAACGATTTCGTATAAGTGAGGAACTTGATAGTCACCATAGATATCTTTAC